TTCACAGCTCGAACACCCATTATAGGGGCTCCCGAAATATTCACGGCTATATCAGCCCAGCCGTATTCACGACCATTAATTAAAGGAGTAAAATCCATAATTATACTTGTAATGCGAAACCAAGATTTACAACTATCTCTCTAAGCACTCCAACAGGTACAATTTTCAATGTAACTTGAAGCCTAGAAGTAGTTAAAACTTCTTGTTCTGGGTTAATGTAAATTTTAAAGCCGCTAATCTCTCCATCGCGCTCCATTTGTTCCAATGGAATTGAACCAATAGCTTCTAAAGAAGCAATTGAGTCCTCACTAATTTGACCAGTTAAAGAATCAATATAAAGCGGTCCCGAAATTTTCGGTAAAAGTTTTACATAAACTCCACGTTGAGCTTTGTCAATGGTTCGGTTATTTTCGATAGTTGCAAAATCACTTTCTAAAGTCGTACTAGTATAACTATCATTGAAGAAAGTACCCGTATAGCCGATATGTTTTATTAGAAACAAATATCCTTTATCATTAATCGATTGCACTTGAGCAGGCGTTAATGAGTTCAACATAGTACCGTCAATGAATGCTGGAACGTCAAGTTCACGAGCTACAACAACATTTCCTGTTAATACTTTTGGATAGGTGTTTGTAACAAGATTTTGTTTTTCAACCCATGCAATACTCTCGTGAACATTAGCTCTTGAAATTGCACCAAGAGTAGCTCCAATTACTCCAATTTTTTTTCCAAATATTCCAGAAACATAATTTCCAAGACCTGCACCATCTTGACCAATACAAACACTAAATCTTTCATTGTCGAAAGTGTGTAAGTCCGGCAAAGCAATTAAGTTTGCAGCAGTCATTTCGTGAATTGAATAAACTACCTCTAAAGGCATACTCAAGTTACCTAATTCATTCAATGAGGCTTTTATGGTTGTAGAAGCCGTTTGTAAATCAGCAAAAGGAGTTAATAAATCAACTATTCCAATTTGTCTAATTTTTGCTTCAGCAAATTGTTGCAATTGCTTAACTTCAATAAATTGTCCGTCATTCTCAAGAACTGGATTAACTCGGAAATATTCCGATACGTGATAATGTAGAACAGGGTGCGATATTGGAGTAATTCCAATTGAAGCCAAACCTTCAGCTTCAATAAGTAGGTCTTTATTAACGTTCGGCTGTCCGTAAACAATTAATCCGCTAATATGATCCTGACCCGGAAGTCTTTTGGCTAAACCGCCACCTTGTCTATTAAATGAAACTGTATTCATTGTTTATTTTTTAGTGATTTTAGCTTTTCCTTTTGCAGGGGCTTTTGCATTTACTTCAACTGGTTTAATAACTTCTGGAGCTACAACAGCTGGTACAATTGTTTCAATTTTTTCAATCGTTGCAATTTGCTCAGTAACGTCATTCACATCTTCAGTATTTTCTACTGGAGCTTTTATTTCAATGATTTCATTTAAAGCTTCAGTTTGAACAACTGGAGCAATTGTTTCAAAAATTTCATCATTAACATCAATAGAATCGACAACGATATAATTAGCTCTGTGAAATGGTTTAACTGTTTTATCTTCTAAATTTCTTGCATGGTCTTTAGCAGAATTTTCAGTGAAAAAACATTCGCCATCAGTTGTTTCAAAATAGCAGTCCAATTTAGGATTAGCTTTAAAAATTTTGTTTTTCATAACTATATAGGTTTATAAATTCTGATTAAAAATTTGGCGATTATAAATAGTGTAATGACTAAAAATATTCGACCACACCATATTTGAAAACTTTGCCAAAATGTGAGTTTCCTCTCAACTTCAACTGGAATTGTGGTTTCCGTTTTTTGTTCGGAGTTCTTATAAATGTCCTTCCATTGAGCAAATAACTTTTGGGCTTCTGCTTCGCATTCAACATCCAAATAATTGTCTTTTATAATAACTTTTGGCGGTTGCAGGTACTTTCCTTTGGCGGTTTTGGGTTGGTTTTTAATTATAACTTTACCGTCTTTACATTCTAACCAGGCTTTATAATAGCTACTGTCTTTTTTGGTTTCAAAAATGGTGTCTCGTACCACTTCTTTAATTGTTATTGTACTTGTAACTTCGGTTTTTGTTGGTGGTAAAACGCTCTTACTTTTACAAGCGGTGAGCGTTCCTACCAAAACAACAAACAAAATCAAGAAGGACAACAAACTTCTAATTATACTATTTTTCATTTTTAATAAATTGGTTTTTAAATTGATTTGTATTCTGTTTTTGCATCAAAACTTGGACATAGCTTAGTCCATTCATTTGATTGTATAATTCCATCATTGTTTAAATCGGGGGATAAATCTCTATGACCAAGAACAACCGCATTTGGGAAAGCCTTTTTTGCGTTTTTAATTTCTGCTAAAAGAGACTCCTTTTGCTTTGCCGTTCTATTGTCAATTCCTTTCTGTCCACCGATGTAACAAATGTGATAGGACTTGCTATTTTTACCAGCTACACCATTAGTAATAGTTTCAGGCTTCGCTAACTCTGTAACCGCACCATCTGCTTCAATAATTTTATGATAGCCTACATTTTTCCAACCTTTTACATTTTTCCAAAAGGATTTAATTACTGCAATGGTTTGGTTTTGTGGAGCACCAGTACAATGGATTACTATATAAATAATTTGTCTCATACTATATGCCCTTTCCGTTTAACTGTTTAAATTTTTGCAACTCTTTAATTAAAGTTTCGTTTGAACTCATAAGTTCTGCGATATGCTTTTTAAGCTCTAAATTTTCAAATTCTCTTTGCTCAATTTTCTTATCTCTATCTTCAATTTTGGTATTCAAAATTTCAATAATCGCTATAAACTCGTTAATCCGTTTTGTGGCATCATCGAGCAAACCCCTATAAAATTCAGCCGATTTAATTTCGTTTTGAATTTCAGCCGATTTAGCATCTGCATTGTTTTTACGTCTAGCAAGAAACCAAGTGATTAAAGCAGTAATTAATGTTCCAATAATAGGTAAGATAAAATCTCGCATTTACATTTTTTTTAAAAAATGGCTCTATCTCGAGAGCCATTTAGTTTCTATAAAATCGCTCCAATGAACTCCGCTCTAAAAGGAGTTGCTAAGAAATAATGACGGTATGCCAAATCATTTGTTTGACCCGTAGGGTTAGTTTCCGCTTTTGCGAAATACTGTTTTGTTAAACCTGTTTTTTTCGCAATACCATCTTTGTAAAATGCAACTGAGGCTATTTTATCCGTTCCCGCAGGAATTGAGTTATAAGCTCTTTTTACACCAACATCAGTATATCTAGGCATTTTTAGATATTTGAATAACTCAAACCCTGCAATTACTGGAGATGGTTTTCCTTTAGCATAATCCACTAATTGATTGCCAAAGTTTTTACGGTCAAGTAATAAATCGTTCCAATGGTTATTGCATAAAATCAAACGTCTATCTTCTTCAGGGAATCCTGCTTCATCACATTCATCTTTAAAGCGTACTAAGTCGTCATAAGTCAATCTCAATCGACCCGCTTTACCAACTAATGGAGCATCCGTTCCATTGACACCAGTTGCAAAAAAAACAGGCGTCTTTGGTGTGTTTTCAACTGGAGCAACCGAGTGAACGGCTTTACCAAATTTTGAGATCAAAATTGCTTTTGTTCCTTTTCTTGTAACCACATCAATTTTATCATAAGAAGCACCCATGATTTGGTCATCAGAAACGGTTACTACTTTTGTTTGATACTTGTCAAGTGAAAATGTCAAAGTTCCATCCTCATAAACCTGTACAGGAATAGGGTAAGTGTTGTTATTGATTAAAACATCTACGTCAAAATCAGTAGCGGCAATATGAATAAGGTTTGATTCAGTAGCGGTATTTTCTCCTAGTTGGGTAACATCGGCATCAAGTTCTGCTACGCCATCAAAAAAGGGCGCTTGGTCTGAATTATCAAGATTTTCAATAACTCGATCTAACCAAATTTCTGGAAAATTTGCAGGCATATTTTATTATTTTACGTTAAACATTTTTTTGTACTCAACCTCATTATTGGTTTTGAAAGCCAATTGTTCGTCAAGAGTCAATTTTTGGAAATCTGCTTTTGTGGCTACAGAAGTATTTGTTCCAGGAACAATCTGAGTACCTAAATTCACTTTAGCAGGAATGGAGGCGATTGTGTTTTTAGCTAATTCAAAATTTGCGTTTGCAAGTTGAATAAAGTCTTCTTTTTTAGTCGCAGGAATTCTACCTTCAACTATGGCAAGTGTTACCATTTCTTCGATTGCTTTTTCTTGAGCGGTTTCGGCAGCCGCTTCATGTGCCAACTGTTTAGCTTTGAGTGTAGCATTCTCGTTTGATAGTTTCAAAACAGCCGCTTCGACCGTTTCTACATCCACCTCGGGAGTTGTTTTATCAAAACTTAAAGCCACCAATACGGCTAGTGATAATGTGATTTTTTTCATATCAATTGTTTTAATTTCTAAAATTTGATTTTCTAAAGGTTGAAGCGATAAACAAAGTTGTTTCACTTCTTCATCTTTTAATAATTCCCCACTTTCTGCATAAAGGCGAATTGAATTGGCATTTGATGGAACTGCAACTATGGAACACTCATAAAGTTCACATTTTTCCATTATCAATTCAGTACCGATAATTTTCAAGTCTTCACGTTTGAATGTGATTCCCATCGAACAGGAGTTAATAAACTCACGTTCTACTTTGCCCGAAATTTTTAAAGCAGTTTCGTCATCGAGGTCAAATACAGGTTCGCCCAAAAGCAAATCCTTTTCAACTTTAACGTTTTGCCATTTGCCTAATACACTTGATGTCGAGTTATAATGTTGATCCAACATCATTGGGTTTTTGTTAAACCGCTTCAAACTTATACCGGCAGTTAGAATTCTAAATCCATAACTGTTTTCTTGAGTTTGGTCATTAAAAACAAATGGTTTGCTCATTGGCTCGAATTATTATTATTTCTTTTTGTGAGTACAAATATTACTACTTGAAAACTCTAAAAAAAATAAGTGTTCAATGGTTGAACACTTGTAATCAAAGGCTTTTTATAACTATTCAAAGCTTGGTTAGTATTTTTTTTAAACGTCATTACTTCATCAATTTTGCTTATAAAATTGAGACTATGGGCTTATCAAAAGTGCAAGAAAAAGAGTTTGCAAAATCACTTTATTTAGGTGGTGGATTAACTCAAAAGGAAATTGCTGGACGTATTTCGGTTACTGAAACAACACTTACTAAATGGATAAAAGTGGGTAAATGGGATGGTTTGAAAAAATCATTGTTAACCACAAAGCAAAATCAACTTGGATTTTTATACGACCAATTGGATTTTTTGAATACAGATATTTCTAAAAGACCGAATCCATTAGATCCAAATGAAAAACCTGATCAGTTTGAATTACTCATTCAGAGAGGTAAATATGCCACAAGTAAAGAGGCGGATGTAATTATAAAACTTACGACTGCAATAAAAAAGTTAGAAACAGAAACCTCAATAGGCGACACAGTAGAAGTTGCAAGAAACTTTATTGAATTTGTGCGACCTCAAAATTTAGAATTAGCCAAAAAAATTACTGATTTTTTTGATGTTTTCATAACTGCTAAAATGAAATAATGGCTAAAGCAGAAGATAAAAAGTATTTTGACCTGTGGCAAAAATTTCGTGACAATACTCGAAAAGCAACTCCTGTTGATTTAAACGAAAGTACAGTTGATAAACAAAACCGTATTGCAAAACTGGAAAAAAACCCGGAACAATGGTTTAAATATTACTTTCCTAAATTCTACAGTTCAGAACCTGCTCCATTTCATATTGCGGCAACAAAGCGAGTTTTAGCAAATCCCGAATGGTATGAAGTTCGTTCCTGGTCTCGTGAACTTTCAAAAACGGGACGTACAATGATGGAAGTCCTTTTTCTAGCCTTGACTGGAAAAAAGAAAAATATTTTATTCGTTTCAAGCACTTATGATAATGCAGAACGATTTCTATTACCCTACAAAGGAAATTTAGAATTCAATGATAGAATTATAAATGACTATGGCGAACAAAAAAGCATAGGACAATGGGAAGCGGGAGAGTTTGTAACTAAGAAAGGTGTTTCGTTTCGAGCCCTTGGAGCCGGTCAAAGTCCTCGTGGAACTCGAAAAGATGAAGTACGTCCCGATACCATTTTAATTGACGACTTTGATACTGATGAGGAATGTAGAAATCCGACCATAGTTAAAAATAAAATGAAGTGGTTGGAAGAAGCTCTTTATGGAACTCGTTCAATTTCCAATTCTTTATTGTGGATTGCTTGTGGAAATATCATTGCACTTTATTGCTGTATTACTGAAATGGCAAAAGTGGCCGACATTCACGAAATCATAAATATTCGAGATAAAAAAGGAGTTAGTACTTGGCCACAAAAAAATACTGAAGCTTTAATTGATAGGTCGCTCTCTAAACAATCGTGGAGTGCTCAACAAAAAGAATACTATAATAATCCTGTTTCTGATGGCGATGTTTTCAAAAAATTGTATTGGGACAAATGTCCAAAATTAAGCTCGTGTGATAAAGTCATTGTTTATGCAGATCCGTCAACTTCAAATAGAGACAAAGGCCCAAATAAACAAGCTTCTTATAAATCGGTTGGAGTGGTTGGAAAAAAAGGTTCTAAACGCTACTTGTATAAAATATGGTTGAAGCAAACGGGCAATTCAAAATTTGTAGGATGGCTTTTTGAAGCTTATAAATATTTGCAGGAAAACAATGTGGACGTGAAACGAATTTGGATTGAAAATAATTCACTCCAGGCACCACATTACGAACAAGTGATAACACCGGAAATTAAAAAAGTAAATCTTGAACTTGATATGTATTTGCCAATTTCAGAAGACAAAAGAAAAAAAGGCGATAAGTTCGATAGGATTGAGGGAACGTTAGAACCAATCAACTCGAAAGGAAATCTGATTTTTAACATTGACGAAAAAAACAATCCCGATATGATAGTTATGGAAGGTCAAATGTTAGGCGTTTCAGCAAATGCAAAAATGATGGATGGACCCGATATGTTAGAAGGTGCATGTTGGTTATTAGAAAACCGAACTGTACCAATGGAAGGCGGTTATGCCTATGGAGCGATTAGTAATAGAAAATTTTAAAGTATGGCATTTTTAGACAAAACAGATTTATCAAGTGCAATTTATGGTTATCAAATAGACCAAATAACTGAAGGTAATGATGAAATAGTATTACAAGCTATTGAAGCCGCTGTACAGGAAGTAAAAAGTTTTTTATCAGACACATTGTATGATACGTCGCTAATTTTTTTAGCAACTGGAACGTCAAGAAACGCATTGCTTTTGGCACATACTAAAACTATTGCCAAATGGTATATTATTGAACTGTGCAATGCCGATATTATTCAAGAACAGGCAAAAGACCGATACGACAGAGCAATTTCGTGGCTAACAAAATTATCAAAAGGTACGGTTTCACTTTCTGATGTTCCACTAATTAGTATTGAAGCAAATGAAAGTGAAACTGACACTTTTGGTTTTGGCTCAAGACTTAAATTTAAACACGATATATAATGAAATACAAAAATAACTTTTTCGGGTTTTTAAATAAAAAATCAGAAACAGCCACTTTAGCGGCAAATCCAAATACGGCAAAATTTAATAATCTTCTGGTTAATCAAATTGCTCAAAAATCCCTTTCGAGAGTTCGTCAAGATGTTGCTTCGTGGAACACGGCTTTGACAATGGCACGAAAAGCAGAAAAACCAAAACGGTTTTTATTGCACAATTTATATGATGAAATCACTATCGATGGACTTTTGAGTTCTCAAATTAACAACCGATTTTTAAAATCATTAGGTGCTACATTTATTATTTCAGATAAAAATGGAAAAGTGAATGATGAAGTAACGGCTTTTCTACAAGACAAAATTTTTGTAAATGAAATCAATAAAGGTATTTTAGAAACAAGAACAAAAGAGCATACGGTTGTAGAACTTGAACGAATTGGCGACCCTGCAAATAATGATTTAAGATGTACCATTATTAAACGTCAAAATATTGAACCAAGGGAAGGTTTATTTTATCCGGACTATTCAGACGATAAATTTATAAAATACCGTGAAATGAAAGAGTACGGTACTTACATTTTAGAGTTTGGAAATACCGAAGGATTAGGCCTTTTAAACAATGCCGTGCCTCACGTTTTATTCAAACGATTTGCTCAAAGTTGTTGGTCGGAATTGTGCGAAATAGCAGGAATACCACCAAGAGTAATGAAAACGGACACGCAAAATATCGCAATGTTGAGACGTGCCGAACGAATGATGAAAGATATGGGTGCCGCCGCTTGGTTTATCATTGATGAAAACGAGAAATTTGAATGGGCTGAATCGTCTAAAGCAACTGGAGATGTTTACGAGAAATTGATGACTTTTTGTAACAATGAAATTTCAATGTTAATCTCTGGAGCTGTAATGGGTCAAGATACTAAAAACGGTTCACGTTCCAAAGAATCGGCTATGCAAGAAACGCTACAAACCCTTGTAGATAGTGATTTGTCATTGATTGAACAATATTGGAATAGTGTAGTTTTACCGGCATTGGCAAATATTGGAATCATACCAAGCGACTTGGTTTTTTCTTATCCAGAAAGTGAAGACATAGACCAACTTTGGAAAATGACACATGAAGCTTTAGGAAATGGTTATGATATGGATTTAGAATGGGCTAATAAAACATTTGGTTTCAAACTTACGGGAATAAGAACAACTCCAACTCCACCAAAAGATACTACTAAAAAAGACAATCAAAATTTAAACTTCGACTCGGATTTTTTCGTCTAAGCCCTAAATATTTTGGGGCATTACATGAGCGATTGCATTTTATTTATGACTGCAATTGTTCGACTTGTAAAAGCGAGAAAGAGGCACTTTCCTTATCTATTGGAAGTAAATTTAAAAAGCTTTTAAAAACCGCTGAAAAGGCGTTTAAAAAGTTACATTCCAACCAAGTTTATAAAACTAGCGACTTACTAAATACAAAAGAGTTTCAAAATTTAATAAACGATACCAATGCCATTTTTGATAAAACAATTATTGATAATGTTGTTGATGGAACACTTTTAGAAAATTTACAGAATGATACTTTTTACTTTTCGGCACTAAAAACCCATGCTCAACTTTTTGAAGCTTCACAACTATTATTAAATAGTGATGGAAAAATAAAAATATTTCCACAATTTTTTAAAGAAGTTCAAAGTATCAATGAAACGTACAATAGACAATATTTAGAATCAGAATATCAGTTTGCAATTGCTTCGTCTCAAATGGCTAATAAATGGTCAAATTTTGATAACGATTATAATTTGCAATACCGTACTGCAGGAGATAAAAGAGTTCGAGACAGCCACGATAAATTACGAGATACTACATTACCCAAAAGCGATACGTTTTGGGACAGCTTCATGCCTCCTAATGGTTGGAGATGTCGTTGTACAGTTGTAGAAGTTTTGCCAGAAGATTATAAGGCTAGTGATAGTGAAAAGGCAATTGCACAAGGTGAGTTGGCTACAAGCCAAATAGGAAAGGACGGTAAAAACAAACTCGAAATATTTAGGTTCAATCCGGGTAAACAAAAAGTGGTATTCCCTCCATCACATCCTTATACTAAAGTTGCTGGAGCGAAAATAGTTATAAAAGAATTTAAAAAGAAATTATGAATTTTCAGCAATTTACCGATAAAACTTTAAAAGACATTGAAGTTAAAGCGACTGAATTATTTGATAGAAACTTTGAACAAGGTGGTTTTTTTGGCTCAAAATGGAAAGAGCGAAAAATTGCTGATTCTGGTCGAGGTTTATTAATGGGAACTGGAAGGTTAAGAAAAGGAATTCATACTTCAAAAAGAAGCAACAATACCATTACATGGCAGTTTGACGTTCCCTATGCTAAAATTCATAACGAAGGTGGAACTATAAAAACTACTCAAAATGTTCGAGCGTTCAACAGAACTGTTAAAGGTAAGGTGCAAAAAGTCCGGGCATTTAGTAGAAAAGTAAATATTTCAATTCCACAACGTCAGTTTATTGGAGACCATAAACAGTTAAGAGCTGCTATTGTAACAATTGTAGATAGAAACTTAAAAAAATTGAGTGATGAAATTATAAAAAATAGACAAAAATGAAAATCATTTTACAGAATATTCAAGATAGAATTTTAGCCGAAATAACCGAACTACAATATGTTGATGAAGATTGGGGTCAGTTAAATATGTATCAACCGCCCGTAAAGTGGCCATGTTGTTTAATTGATATTTCGACTGTAAATTATACCAACTTAGGTATCGACAGATCCAAGAACCCACAGAACCGCCAAAATGGAATGATAACGGTTAAATTCACTTTAGCAAATTTAAAACTGACACACACAAGTGGCAAAGCTCCACAATTACAAAAAGACCGGGCATGGTTTATTTGGGATTTAAGTGAAAAGCTCCACGAAAAAATACACGGGTTTAGTCCTGGAGAAAATTGCAGTAAAATGTTGCGGAGTAATTTGCAAAAAAGCGTTCGGGACGATGGAGTTCAAGAATATTTTATAACTTATAATTTTGAAGCAACTAACGTTTAATCAAAATCTAACTTTATTTGATTATCAATTTCCTTTAGTTGTTTTTTAATTGGAGTACTCAAGGCTGTATAAAGTGTTCCTTTGCTAATAAAGTGTTTAGGATATACATAGTTTCGCCACACTACTGCAAAAGGAATGTCGTCAGTTTTATGTAATAAATAAGTTTCAACAGCTGCTTGATAACGTAAAAGCTTATTCCGTTGAACACCATTAGCTCTAGTGTTTGCCATAGTGCCAAAATTATTGCAATAAAAACAATTTTACAAGTCGATTTTTACCGCATAAAAAAACCACTCAAGTGAGTGGTTTTATTGTTAGTTAGACCAGTTGCTAATCTCCCATAAATCATTATAATTCTTTAAATAAAACCGTAATTTATTTTGAGCGTTATCATATCTTGGTGAGAACACTTTTAAAGTATTTTCCAAATCAGCGGTAGAATCAAAGAATATTTTCCAAGTTGGGAATATGTTTAAATATTTACTCTTTACACTATGAAATTTTAATTTTTCAACTCCTTTAATTTCTAAATTTTTATTTTCGCCATCATTAAATGTATAGAAATGTACGGATAAACAGTTTGGAAACTCAAAATCTTGATACTCTTTCGAGTTTTCAAAATCTTTAACTTGTTTTTTTTCATCTTCAGTAAAAGTTTCGGGAACATATAAAACTACATAAGTACTTCTTTTTTCACTTTTTAAAATTCCATAAAACTGATACTTTGTTTTACAATTATTAGCAATTGAATCAGAAAACTTACGAGCAAAAGTTTCATCACATTTGCTTAATGTTTTTAAATAATCTATATTTTGAGATTGAACAATTCCGCTTAATAATAAAGCGATAAGTATTATTAATTTTTTCATCTTTATCTGTTTTTATTGGTTAATCAAAACTAAGTAAATCGCTCAAATAAATGAGTGGTTTTATAATTTAAAATTTTTCGTACCATTTGACGTACAATTTATTTAGTAAGGGAACTATCTTTTTTCCTTCAATATCAAAAAATGGTTGGTCATTTATAAACATTTTCGCTCTTTTTTCCATCATGTTGTGAATTTCTATTGCCATTTTTAAAATTGCTTTATTGTGTAG